AGATCACAAACATTCTAGAGGACAAAGCACTAGAGGAAGTTGAAGAGCATAAGTACTGGATTGCTCGTATGGGTAAACAGTCTGCTATTGACTTATTGACTACTGGTAGAGTTCAAGCAGGTAACTTGGAATCTATCTTACAAATGAACCCAGAAGATCAGGCAGCATGTCTAGATCTCGCAATGACTTATTCTACTGCTGTTAATCGCTCAGTGGGCGGTATCAAGGCAGCAGCAGAAGATAGAGTCGATAAAATGATGGAAGGTAAACCACCTCAACTATTTGATACAGCAGGAGTTCTCTCTGATTATGCACACAACAACCTCCAAGAACGTCTTCAGTCTTCCGATAAACCCGAAACTGAGTCCTGAGTTTCTTGATGAGGAGTTTATTCCATTCCTGTTACGCAACGGACATGTAATATACGACTTATACTTTACAACACGAATGCCCCCATTCATGCAAGATGCTATGGGGGATGTTTTTCGTACCAATGCTGATGCTCAGGGGTCAGCACAGAACGCATTATATGTGTCGGAAAAGACTGGTATTCCTTTATCAGCAACCTTTAATAATATATGGGTCAGACCAGATCAAAGAAACTTAGATGAGTTCATCAAGAACTTTAAGTTTCTATATGACAATGGTGTGAGGTGTGCAACGATACCTCATACATCATGGATCATGACTGGACAAATCCAGAAAGAGTTTCCAGAACTAGAGATTAAGAATACGATCTTACGAGAGGTAACTAAACCTAATGAGATTGTATCGCTTGCGAGTGCAGGTTTTCATTATATAAACCTTGACAGGGATGTAATGAGAGATAGAGATCTGTTGCTACGCATCATGGACGCAAAGAAATATTGTGAAGAAAAGGGTAATCCAATCAAACTATCATTGCTTGCAAATGAGCATTGTTGGGGTGGTTGCCCTATCATGCCAGAGCATTATCAGTACAACAGTACAAGAACAGGAAGCGAACCTCAGTATTTTAATAGTCAGATCAGTCGTGTCTCATGTCAACGATGGGATGCATATGATGCTGCACATGAACTGAAAGCAGCAAACATTCCACCTTGGAAGAAGGACTGGCAAGAGTTCTTGGATCTTGGCATTGATGTATTCAAGTTGCATGGTAGAGAAGATGCTATGAGACTGAAAGAATCAATGGATCTCATTGAAAGATGGCAAGATCCTTTGAGTCCTCTGATGTTCCCTCACTTTGAGGAGTACATGGAAGATGTGGACATGCCTGATGCCCCTATAAATATCTGGCGAGAGAAGATCAAAACGTGTCGATTTGATTGTTGGGATTGCAACTATTGCGAATCTGTGCTAGACTCTCGATTAAAGAAGCAAAAACGTGAAATGAATCCACTCGTAGATCACGCTATCCGAGCGATTGACGGTGCTGTTGATAACAATTCAAACTTTGATCCCAAAGGTTATAACGTACTCGGTCTTTCATCTAATAAGGTAAGACACTTACTTAATAACCTATGCAATGAGCGTGGGACAGTATATGTTGATGCAGGTGCATACATGGGTAGCACAGTATTTGCTGCACTCATGGGTAATAGTGCTGTCAAAGCATATGCCATTGATGACTTCCAAGATGAAATCATCAAACCTAAACGTAAAGACTTGCATAAAGATTACGCAGACATCACAAATCCAGTTGATGAGTTCATCAAGAATGCTGAGAAGTGGATGAACACAGATTGCTCTATTGGTTTCTCTGTTAAACCTATTCAAGCAGTAGAGTTCAATCCTCAGTATCCCCCTCGTGTAGTATTCTATGATGCTGCTGTAGATAAGGACATGGTTCCTAATCTAGAACACATTCATAAGTATGCTGATAAGGATTATATCCTCGTAGTTGATGATGCAAACTTCGATGGAGTGATTGATAAGATCAAAGAGTTCACCAAAGATAAGAACGTGATCTGGGATAGAACTATTCTGACTGAAACCTCAGAAGATGCTAACGATTTTTGGAACGGTGTTTATATTTGTGTCATTGAAAAATGATTACAGTAAAAGATAATTATCTACCAGAAGAAGAGTTTACACATCTGTATAAGATGATGATGAGTTACAATGTACTCTGGGAGTCATCTAAGATTGTTGATGACACACCTGAGAATGTGAATCGTAACATGCAGATGGTACATTTCTTTTATGATAGACATGCACCTGTTGACAAAACTATTGAGATTCTTTACCCAGTCTTGCAAAAAGTGCAACCTTGTGCTATGATCAAATGCAAAGCAAATCTTGTCATGGGGACTGATCGTCTCGTTGAACATGGTATGCACATCGATGTACTAGATGCAGAAGATCGTCCTTATATCAAAACAAGTATACTCTACATGAACACATGTGATGGTTACACAGCATTTGAGGATGGTACTAAGGTAGAGTCTGTTGCTAACAGGTTTGTAACCTTTCCAAATGGTTTAAGACACACAGGTACATCAACTACAAACGCATCCTTTCGGATGGTAATCAACTTTAACTATGTTTAAAAAACTACTTGATCGTTACTTCAAACTACTAAAGAAGATCGATGAGAGACACTATTGGCCTCTGTTTATCTTCTTATCATGTTATTTCGTGATCCCATATAGTGAGTTTGTTGTTACAGCATTAATTCTTCTATACTTTAAGTTTGAAGCACAGTTTCGTAAGATTGGTGCTAGACTAATTCGACCTTTCCCTGAGTGGATTAGGATCGGTGGTTCTACTATCTTCTTCCTTGTTATGTTGGATGATACACTTGCATATTTGAGTATCATTGCGATTGCTTTTTGGAGTAATAAAGAACTTAAGAAGAGAGAAAAACTAGAGCAATTAGAGAAAGAAGAAAGAGAAAAAGGTTTAATGTAGGCAAAATGTATAAATAAGACTGTAAGTCTTTATGAGTAGGTTAGATGTCTCAGTTAAATGTCGGTACACTGAACGTAGGTACGACCCAGTTTACTGGCGACTCTTCGACCTTAAATACCGCCCCGCCAACATCCTTATCAGGTTTTGTTACTGGAACTCCTCAGTCGAATCATGTACTAATGTACAACGGTTCAAATTGGGTTCCACAAACTATGGGTGGTAGGTTGTTGAGTTTAAATGTATATACATCGCAGAACGGAGACCATAACTCCTATAGCACATCAAGTGGCAACGGTACATGGACTAAACCAAGCGGTTGCAATAATGTTTTGGTGTATGTTACTGGTGGGGGCGGTGGTGCTAGAATCAATGATAACTACTACAGAGGTTGTGGTGGTGGAGGCGGTGGCACCGCTATTAAATGGATTGACGTATCAGGTGTAAGCAGCGTATCATATTCTTATGGTGGTGGTGGCAGAAGAGCAAGAAACGGTGGACGAGGTAGCACAGGTGGTACTTCATCTTTTGGTTCTTATTGCACTGCTACTGGTGGAGCAGGTGGTCAATCAGATAGTCCATATGAAGGTGGACATGGTGGTACTGCTACTGGTGGGGATATCAACATCCCTGGTGGTGGTGGAGAAATGTCACACGACCACAACAGAGAAGGTGGTGGAGGATCATCATTCTGGCATAAGCCTGGATCAAACCACCATTGTTGTGGAGGAACATATAACATCACAGCAGGACAATGGGGTTCTGGTGGAGGTTGGGGATACTATTCTCAAAACGCAGAGAACTCATCTGACGGTGGTGCAGGTTGTGTAATCGTTTACGCTTATTCTTAAAAACATGGCAAATTTTTCACTAGTAGAATCAGCACATACTGGGGCAAACGGAGTTGTTCTAGATATTGTTGATGATGAATCAAAAAAGATGGAAGTACATTCCAACTATAAATGGGTTGCTGGCCCTGAGACTTGGGATAGTGCAAAGGGTTCTATTGATTATGAATATGACTCTACAGCAGCAGAAGGAAGTCAGATCACAGCAAAACCAGATTTCACACCAGACTATAGTATTCTCAGGAGAGAAGAAGGATATAATATTATGTCGGAGCAACTAGATCAACTCTGGCATGACGTTGATGATGGCAAGTTTGGAGACGCTGCAAAGACTGGCACATGGTATCTTGGAGTCAAGAGTACGAAAGACGCATATCCAAAGGGTTGACACCCGACTCAAAATCCATTATAATACGAGGGTTCACTTGGTAAAACCAATGCCCTCTTTTATTTTGACCGCTACTGACGAAGACGGAACTGTCACTACGAAAGAATTTGAAGGTACACTCATCCAAGATGTAGTGGAAAAGACCTCAGATTTCTTGCATGGTGTTGGTTATGTTTTTGAAGATTTGATTGTTGATGAAGGCGAAGTCGAAACTGAAAGTACAGACTGGACGCTGACTGATTACGTCAAAGAATATCAAGAAAGCGTAGCAACCGAAACCGAGGTGTGATCACACATCTCATATATACAATGTAGTTTACTTTAGACTGAAATCTAAGTATCAATGGGTAAGACATTTAGACGTGGTGGTAGCGAAAAAGGTTACTACTCCTATGGCAAATCTATCCGAGATAAAAGGACTCGGAACTCAAAATCAAACTTCCTCGAAGACACAAATGGCAACTACAAGTCAAAAACAAACAGAAACAAAAGATTCAACGCAAACGTCCAAGAAGACGATTGGGGATGATATTGATTTCTACGAGGAGATCGAGATTGATGACAGTTCTGAAGTAGACAACGACTTAGATTACACAACTCAGTACTAATGCTATCAGAACAAGATGAAACCTATAATCGTGGTTTGACTCTGTTTGAAGAGTCTTTGCACAAACCCGATCATGCCCTCAGAGCATGTGCGAGAAACCAAACATGTCTTGATGAACTCTTGCAAATCCGAGATCATGTATTAGAATACACGAAGTCATTACGGAGAAAGGATTGAGTTACCTCTATCACAGTGCATTGTTTGACATTGACGAGAAGACTCTACTTAAAGAGTCTCTCGTTAAATACGTTTCGTACTTGCAAAAGCGTTACTTTAAAGAGAAGAATATCTCTGAAGAGTTTTATCATCAACAAATGAAACACATTGAATCGATTGTAGGCAAACTGCATTTGAATGATCTCTATAAACTATGACTATCGAAATGTTTTGTCCTCAATGGTATTACGTTGAGACAGTTCCAGTTGAATATCAAAAACAGATCGAAAAATTATTTGAACCGCACATCAGGGACGAGAGTATCTACAAAGAATCCCCTTGGGATTGTAACTGTCTGACTACATTTCAGTCAGAGGGTAATCTTACTCTACCTTGGAATGACTGGTTAGAATGTTGTAGGTCAACACTTGATAAGTTGATAGATGAAATGCAACCTAAGATCGACATCGAAGTCGTACCTCAGGAAGCATGGGCAAATCTATATAATAAAGGTATGCATCAAGAATACCATACTCATGATCTACCATTTTGTAATTTGAGCATGTGTTATTTTTATGATGTGCCTGACGGAGACCCTCTGTTTCGTTTCGTATATAATGAACATGACCGATATAAAAAGTCTGGTCTAAGCGAAGCATTTGATATGCCGATTCAAACTAGAATCATCCCTAAGGCAACTAAAGGCGATCTTATTATATTTCCCTCGCATTATCCTCATTTCGTTGCTCCTAACGTCTCTGAGACCCCTCGTATCACATTCTCAGGTAACCTGTACGTTGTGCCAAATGACAAAGCGTCACAGATGACCCCCAAACCATAATATTCATGCTATGATTACTCCTGTAAACAAACCTCAAGGAAGTGTCGGGATTATTAAATCCATTAAAAAGGCACTCAAAGAGGCAGACAAAAACCCATTCCTTTATACTAATGAAGAAATCAGGACGCTCAAACGCAAAAAACGTGAGTGGCAAGACCTCGAACGTAGAGCAAACATTGAAGAACGCAATGGGTTCGGTCAGTACCTATAAACTGGACAATGTAGACATCGAGTATAATAGTACTTTCGATTGTGTACAAGAGAACGAAGATGACTGGATTTCCAGTTGCTTGGGTTCTGAATATGATGTAGTAAACTCACTCTATTAAATATGACGCAGACTACTTCCTATCACATCTACTACGATGACAAAGTTTTATTTAAGAACTTAGATCTAGAAGAGTTCAGTATGATATGGAGTAAGATCTATCGGTCTTATCACACAGACAGTCTTACATACGCTATCTGTAGGGATGAAGACTTATCAACACTCGAACAAAGTTACTAATGAGAGTCAGACTTGAACCCCGAAAAGGTAATCGGGAAGCAGAAGAAATGTTCCGTTATCATTTACATCGTGACGGATATGTTCATGTGACTGAACGTCTCGATAGATGGTATGTTTTTCATCCAAATGCCAACACAGGTTTTTGGGTACATCCAACAAAAGACCCTAATTGGATTATGCACAAATGAATGCTTACAAGATTATCTACCATAATAAGAACACACCTTGGGACAAGACTGAGATCATTACTATGGGAGAAGAATCAACGTATCATGTCATGGAACTATTCAATGAGGATGTTAATTATGATGTACATTGTGTTAGATCAGAGACATTGCTGACTAAATAATATCAGTCAGCGAATGCTACACACAAGAGGACAACAAGATGCACTAAACCCCATAACTTTGTTATGGAAATTATGTTCTTAAGTGAGGTACAATGCATAACATTTTTACACACAAACAAACTCCAGAGTTCAATCACTTCCACGCTGATACATACGAAAATGAGTTATGGAACGACTATTTCGATTGTTTAGTTGATTCCGCAAACTTAAAACACAACCAATCAGCAAAACGTATCTGTCGGTACTTGGTTCCAGACGAGGACTGGGCAGACTAGACCAATCGAAGAACTGTCACATGACCCCTTGTATGGGGTCATTTTTTATGGCATACTATTCATAGTTAAGAAAAACACATGTCAACCAACGCACGAATCGGACTAAAACTGGCAGATGGTTCAATCCTATCAGCATATCATCATTGGGATGGTTATCCTGAGTGGTTGGGTGTTACTCTCAATGAGCAGTATAATACAAAAGAGAAAATTGCTGAACTTATTGATGGTGGTAACATGAGTTCATGTTGGTCAGATAATGTATATGACTATGATAAGCAAGAGTTCGTAAAAAGAGATCCCCAACCAGAATATTACGGTGGAGATAGTGAAGCACCAAAACTAAGTAAGGACTTTGTAGAGTTTACAGAGATTTCTAACTCAGGCGAAGAGTTCTTGTATGTCTTTGAAAATGGTTGGAAGGCATATTCTATTGATGAGAAATATGACGAGAACTATAATATAATTGATCGAAGCATCAATCCAGTCTCAATCCCAGAGGCATAGGACAGTTACCAAACTGTACCAAACCCCTTGACACGAGGGGTTTTTTCCTGTATATTATTAGTATTGAAACATTCGTTATGAAACTTCGACCACATCAGCAGCGAGCATTCGATAGAATGCAGCAGTATGATATTGGTAAGGTCATTGTGCCTACAGGCGGTGGCAAAACTTACATCATGATTGCTGATCTAGTCGAACAGCATCGCACTCGATACGATTCAATGACAGTTGTTGTTGCACCTCGTATCCTATTGGCAAACCAACTTTGTGCAGAGTTCACAGAGTTTATTACAGGTGCAGAGATTATGCACGTCCACTCAGGTGAGACACATTATCTCTCAAGCACTAAAGTTGATGAGATTCAGCAGTTCGCATGTCGTGATAAGCATAAGATCATCTTCACTACATATCATTCTTTGCATCGTGTAGTAGATGCAGGTATCAAAGTTGATACTGTTTACTATGATGAAGCACATAATGGTACTGGTAAGCACTTCTTTATTGGTGTTGAGGGTATGGTAAGGCGAGCAACTCGTAGGTTCGCATTTACAGCAACCCCTAAGGTTGGACGTGGTGCCACTAAGAATCGTGGTATGAACAACTCACAAGTATGGGGACATACTCTTGAGAATGTACCCGCAAAAGAGTTGATCGAAGCAGGTGCTATCCTACCCCCTAAAGTTGTTCCCTTTAAGACTGATCGAGTCAGGGACAAGTCTAACAACTATCAAGTCGATGCAGACAACTTGATGGACATTCTTGATTCTTTGGACAGTCAGCAGTCAGCAAAAGTTTTGGTTGCAGCACCCAGTTCAAAGATTCTTGGCAACATGCTTGGTCATACTTTGATTCTTGATTATCTCAAGGACAATGGTTATGACGTACTACACATCACATCTAAATTTGGTGCAGTTATCAATGGCAAAAAAGTGGGACGTGAAGAGTTTTTCGATACTCTCACTAAGTGGGGCAACGATAACGATCGCAGGTTCGTTGTTTTTCACTACAGCATCCTCTCTGAAGGTATTAATGTTAATGGTCTCACTCATACTGTTTTGTTGAGGAACTTGCCGATCATCGAAATGGCACAGACTATTGGTCGAGTCATTCGAGTTCATAAAGATGACCGCAAATCAGTAGAGGAAGGACTTATTCCAGTTGGTGCATTCAA